ATGGTGACAGTCATATCGGATTTGTCTTCGTTCTTTAGAACTTCACCAGTAGCCGGGTGCTTAATGGTAACGACAATTTCATCACTTTTGGGAGTAAGGTCTAATAAGTCCATTCGGGTATTCCTTTAATTGTCAGGGTTATCGGGTTAAGGTTTAATAGTGGGGAGAGCTAGACCCGACACCAGCCCTCCCCTCCCTACGTAGGGATTCTGTTAAGCAGGCCGAGTGATAGTCAAGTTCGACTGCTCTGTGCTGTCGTATAGTGCAACAAACGACATGCTAATGATACGGCTGGTGGGGCCATCTACGCCAACGTCAGCCGAGTTAATCTTAACTTTGGGGAACAAGAAGGTGTAAGCATTAGTACCAGTAGGATCGTCTACCGACACTTCAATCTCAGTTTCAGTCTCGTTCAGGAAGCGGTTGATCAGTGCTGCATCTTCAAAGTAAGCAGTCAGAGTGCCTTCTACCTCGGCACGGCCATACTCAAGGCTAGGCGCACTGTCGTCACCAATCACGAAGGTAGGTGCGAAAGAGTTCGTCAGGGTGAAGTCCATGCCAGTTACGATAGCAACAGCCGACGATGCACCTACGTTACCGATTGCCAAGTCACCACTGTAGCTATCAAAGGGTGCAGCACCCGAAGCAGCAGCAACAGTCTTCTCAGTGGCGCTGATAGTCATGTCCTTACCTACGATACCGAAGGTGGTTGTAACCATCTGGTTAGGGGCCAACGACACAGCCATAGTGTTTACAGCACAACCAGTGAATAGACGAGCTTGGTCGATGTCCGTTGCGTAGTCTTCAAAGGTCAGGAACTTAGGAGTTGTGCCAACTTTAATCACGTTAGTCGAGAAGCTGGACAGCATTGCCGATTCAATCAGATCATCATAGTCACCATCACGCAAGTCAACTACAATGTCACCAGCAGTCTGACGGTTACCATGACGATCAACACGGGGCATACGGTCAGGCTGGATTTCATTACCAGCAACACGATCTTTGGTCAGGTTCAACGAGTGGGTGTTGAACGGTACGTTAGTATAAGTGCTTGCAGCAGTGCCGAAAGTCGATTCGACACCATAAGCAAGGCGGGAGCGAGAGCCTTGTGCAAAAGCCATATTGTTATTCTCCTATAGGATTACTTGTAGCAATACCAACCGATGTTGACTGGTATCATGTAAAAGGCACCATCAATCTCACCTAGCTCACGTTCGGCATAGCGGATAGAAACGTGCGTGACATTATCAAGCAATGTCCGACCACCACCTTCTAGAACAATGAAAGCCTCATCTTCCGTAAGAAGGGCATCATTTACATTGTCGTAATAAATAGAAGTGGTAGCCTCAAAAGCGTCAATAATTTTATTAGAGAGGATGTCACCATCCCGTGGGCCAGAGCCTTCCGGTACGTTACATTCTACTCGGAAAACACCTTGATAATACATTTGAGGGTTAAGCCCACGAACAGCAGGCTCACGTCGAGTAGGAAGCAATCTGGGTTTCACATACGATTGCCCAGTGACGGGAGTAAAGCTAAAGTTTTCCCAAGCAATAGAAGGTACGTCAGTGACGTTGCTTAATGTTACCTCAAAGGCAGAACGAATGTCGTCATATACGGATGCCATTATCTAAACCTATCTTTAGTTCTGAGGAACACTGCATGTTTTGCTTCTACAACATTAGCATGTGGCGCACGGTTACGTAGGGTGAAACCACTTTCCTCTAAAGGGTCAATAGCACGTACCTCTGCTCGTAGTCTTGCAGCCTCTTCCTGCTTCTTACCAGCCTTGTCAGCAACTATTGGCTTATTGTTGGAAGTACGACTGCGACCACCACCAGAACCTCTAGGAACCACGGAGAATGACTCTACGAAAGCACCAGTCTGTACAGGGCTAATAGTTGCAGCATAAGACACAACCTCTTCGCCTTTAGTCCAAACCTTTTCTCGTACTTGATTTTCTAACTGATCCATTTTCTTGTAGAAGGATTGGTTAATGGTAATCTGTTTAGCCATATTAATCCTCCAAGTGACAGAGGTAGCAAATGGCAGTACCGTTAGAGAAAATAATAGTTACGTGGTTAATTACGTATGTCGTACTACCACGCACGATAGTGTCTTCGTCAGTAGGTTCTACAGCCAAGCCTAAAGCAGGAATGACACAACGACGCATATCCTTTACAATCTGATCAATAGGCTCAGACGTGGCATTATAGATATAGCCAGTAAAGCTGTAGTCAGTAGTAGAAGAACCACTTACACCACCTGTAGTAGGATCATAAGTGCCAGTCGTTGTCGTCTTCTTTAGAGTTAGAGTTTCACCGAAGTCCCTTACAAGACGTAGAAGGTCAGAGGATCGAAAGTACATGAAAGTCCCCTTTATTCGTATTCAGGTGTCTCGTAACTGGGAGGATTGCGGAAGCGATCACGGCGGAAAGCGCCTTCAACTCGGTCAGTGTTTGCTCGTACAGCAACAATACCAGACTTGGTTAGGCCACCTGCAGCAACACCAATCACAGCCCCAGCTTTCTTGCCTTGGTACTCCAGTGTCTCTGCCAGAGAGGTATACTGTTTAGCCAAGTCAGAGTAGTCAGCACTCAGGGAACCATCTAGCTGGACATTAACCTTGCGGGAATACTTGGAAGCAACTACACGAGCAAGCCATGCTGCTGCAAAGTAAGTGTTGTCCCCAGTTTGCGACAGAGCAAAGGTAATCTCTTCGTTCTGCACCTGTTGGTCAGTGGTGTCAGTGTCACCCAACAATAGCCGTACTGTGTTAAGACGCCCAGAGGCGGTAGTAGTATCTAAGTCAGAAGAGTCATAACTCCATGCCATCTGGTCGTCCTCACGTTATTAGTCTAAAATACCGTCACGGATTTCAAAGAACTTCTCTTCGATCCAGCGGTTATTGCGAAGGAAGCTACGGAGAAGCGCACGTTGTTTGGCTTCAATCTTCGATTGCTTACACTTCTTAGCGGTGTATTCACTTGTTGAGTTAGTCCGACCTTTAACCTCATTATTGAGTAGGCGAACAAGACTTTCTAGTTGTGTTGCATCCATCTCCTCTAGACGGTCACCAACCTTAGTCTCTTTCTCTAATTCTTTATTGTGGTGAATTTGACCAGTCGAATAAAGTTGTGCTACACGAGCAGGGTCAATATTCTTACTAACCCAATCGTAATGGTCACCCTTCTTATAGTCACCAAAAGGGATTTTAACAAACACTGGCCAGTCAATCTGCCAGCCAAGGTAAATAGGATGTGGCATAGTCGGGGTTCCTTAACTTGTCGGGGGTGGGGAGCCACCTAAACAGCAGCCCCCCGATAGTAATATTAGGCAACAATCGTGTTGAAGAAGTAGCCAAGATCGGCACCAACAACTTTCATGTCGTAGGCCATTTTGACCTGAATGTGTTCAGCAACTTGCTGACGACGCAGTGCATCATCCGAGAAGCTCTCAACAGTCACACCCAAGTTGTTCGCACCGGGAATGTTGTTCCATGCGAAAGTCAGACCTGCGGCAGGGGTCATCAGACCAGCCGACGAGGGGGTGTGGGTCAGCATTGCGAACTTACCACCGATGAATGCGTTGCTTTCTGCAACACCCTCAACCGAGGTGTTCTTCACTGCTTCCATGACGTAGAAGTTTTCTACTTCAAAGATTTCAGCCAGCTTGGCGTCGGTGATCATTGCGGTGTTCGACACAGTAGCGCCACCGTTCAGGCGGGCCAGAATGTCAGGATGGTTCACCAGAATGTCACGGGTTTCTTTACCAACAACCATAGTGTTGGGCTTGAAGCCACCCGAAGCCAGTTGCATGGTGCGACGAGCAGTGGTCACATCGGTGATCGGGGTCGAGTTGTCGTAGTCCGACCACTGAACCACGTTAGTGCCAGCAGAGTACGAACCGCTTACAACACCGTCGATTTCGTTGTCCCACACACCCGAAGCAAAGAAGGTTGCAGCGAACTGCTCTTCACGATGGATCAGCAGGCGATTAACCAGCGTCTGAGCGCCAGCAGCACGGATGTCCAGCATTGCATCTTCGTTGGCCAGAGTTTGCTCATCGAAGTCCATGCCCAGACCGAATACGTCAGCAAAGTAGCTGTCATTCGAGATCGACATACCGATACGCTCAACTTCAGTGCGGGGAGCCAATTTCTTGACGTCGCCCGTACGGTTCATGTTGTCACGGTCGTAGATGTAGTACTTATCCGACTGACGCTGCACGCCCACGGTGGGGAACACTTTGTCAGCGATAAAGTTCGATTGTTCTTGTACATAGGCCAGCGTCAGGTTGGTAAGCGGCTGGTCGATATGCACGCTAGAGGGAGTCAGCAGAGGCATATTATAAATCCTTTATTTTAATGCTGTGAGCTATTAGGCGACAATGTTACCGCCTTGGATCAGTTCGATCTGAATGATCTGACCGTCCACAGCAGCTTCACGAGCATAGCCCATTACGTAGTCACCCGAGGCAGCAGCCAAAGCAGTGCCATCAGCACCAACTTGAACAGCGGCACCAGCAGCAATAGTACCACCAGCTTCCACCAAGCACGAGCCGCTTACGCAAACGGTTACGGCTGCACCAGCAGCACCGCCAGCAAGGCAGACACCAATGGCATTTTCACCAGCCGAGTCTGCTAGATCAACTTGACCATCCGACTCAAGGGTTACGAATTTAAATTGAGCCGACGAAAGGTCTTCGCCAGCAATGAAAGAACGGTTATCACGGGACTGCATTACAGCCATTGTTATTCTCCTTTATAGGACTTGTTGATAAGAGCTTTGCCTTCGTCGGTCTTCGCCACAGCGGCATAAGCCTTAGCATAATCACTCTTCTTAAATTGGTTGTCTTCCATGTAAGACTTGACTAGAGCATCCAGCTTGTCGGCTGCGGTAGCAAACTCACCATCAACGTCCGACTTACCAAATTCTTGCATTGCAGCCTCAAAGGACTTATCAGCAGCAAGCAGTGCAGCCATGACAGCTTCGTTGTCGCCAAACGACTTAACCAGCGCCTTAGCAGCTTCAATATCAAAGTGCGGGAGAGCTTCACCAGCACGTTTGGTCAGTTCAATGTCAGCTTTCTCAATAGCAGCAGCTTCGAGTGCTTTCAGAACAGGGGCGGGAATGTCCGACTTAACGACCATCTCACCTTCAACTTCAATCATTTCCACTTCGGCTTTCTTTTCGATAGCCTCTGCTTTAATGACGAAACCGTTTTCGATAAGGCCCTTACGCAGGAACTCATTCTCTGCTTTCAAGGTGTCAACATCAGCTTTCAGTGCTTCGATGTCGATTTCTACAGCTTCAGCTTCAATCTCGTCCGCTTTCTCAGTAACCTCTTCGGTAACTTCCTCAGCAGCTTTCTCCAGATCAGCTTCTGCATCATCAGCCTTTTCCATGTCGTAGCCAAGAGCCTTCATGGCCTCTTCTTTACCACAACCCATCTTTTCCATGTACGCCTTTACTTTGGCTTCCATTTCATCGTTCATTTTAATAACATCCTCTTGGGAGTCGTCACGCTTGAAGAGGCTGACCATTGCCTGTGCATTGGCAGGACGATCCACTAGGGACAACTCGTCAAGCATGAGGTTCTTAAGGAGTGTAGGCATTAGTCAATCTCCTGTTTCATAGCACGGCCCCCAATGGAGAAAGCCGCAAGTTCACCAGACTTGACCATATCCCAGATTGCATCATCGAATACTTTGTATGCGACAACCCAACCCTCACGATCAGACTGAATACCGAGAGCATCACCAATCTCTTTGGTGACAGGCAGAGAGTGTACAACGACGCCAACCTGTTCGCCTGTGTGCATGGCCTTGCCTACTCGCACATGCTCCATAAAATCATTAACTGCCTTGACAAGCGTATCAGCTTCAATCATGTCACCCTGACGGTCAACCACAGGCTCACCTTTTTCAGTAATGACAGAAGCCCAGCCGTATACCATACGTTGCTCATCATCGGCTTTAAGAATTTGACCTTCAATATTTGCTTTAGTCATTTCACTCACCGAAGTGTCTGCTTCCCACATACGACAAGACCAGTAACGAGCAGATGTCTTGTCACTTGCTGTGTCACATGAGTGGCGGGAGCGGAAGTTTGCACGAGCCTTCGGATCATCACGACGGATTTCCATATTAGGATCACCGAATGTAACTCGTTTTACTTTGTCGCCATCCATGACAAACACTTCAAATTTCTTGTTGCCACCTTGGATGCGACGGGGCTTATTCAGGGACACTTTTTCGCCCTGATATTCTGCTTTGGCGAACTCAGTCTTT